CATAGAAAACATTAAAACATTCTTAAAATACTCACACATCAGAGTGTGTAAAGATTCAAAGCTTTTCAAGTTTATGTGCTGAACCTTACTTCTATATGTTGCATAAGTATTAGCTGTTATGTTAGGTGTACCCATTACATATATTCCATCCTCAGATATACTACCACATATATTTTTCATAAATGAAAGTTCCAACTCTGAATCTAAATGTTCTATTACATCTATAGAGAATGCCCCATCAAATAGGGAGTTACCATAATGAACTGAAGATTGACACATATCATGCGTTGCAAATCTTATATTTTTTATACTATCTAATCTCTCAGTATCACCTCTTATGAGTCTACTATCGGTATCTATGCCTAAAAGAAATTTATCTCCACTGGCTACTATTGGTGTACCAAACCCATCTCCACAGCCAACTTCAAGTATATTCTTCTTATCAGTTAGTATCTTAGAGCAAAACTTGTATCTTGACAATACAAAGCACATGTGTTTTGGATCGTGTAATAGACTGTATGATGTCCATGGTCCAAGCTTTAGAGATTCTATAAACTGTTCATCCGTTCCTTTCTTAAATGCTTCTTCCTGTTTCATTACCATTCCTTCTTAATTTATATAAATTACTATCGTTTTTAAGTTTATTTAATAATTCTTCTGTTCCCCAAGAATCATGAACTACAGAAAAGTTTCTTCCAGATGCTGTTTTACCAATTGAGCACAACCACTGTATACAATTATAGATATCGTCCATACTTGTACCGTCATTACTTGTCACAAATTCTAGTGTCTTTTTGTGACGATCACCACATGAATTGTTTAATATAATGTCATGAATCTTTGTTTTTGTCCAGCCTGGTCCAACTATGAAGAAATTCACATCTTCATTTTCAGAATCTAATAACTCACACATCTTTATTAACATTATCTTAGAAGCTGTATATGCGGAAAAATCCAAAACAGAACCATTTGTGCCACCCGCAGCAAAGAATACTACGTTAGAATTTTTATTTCTATACTTATATAAACCATGGAGTACTCTTAACTGATTAACTGCATTAGTATTTACTGAGTTACTCCACTCATCAATATTAGAGTCAAAAAACGGTTTTATTGGTAGTGGGTTGCATGGACACAAGATAACTGTATCCCACTTCTTATTTAGAGTGTCAAAGTTTGAAATAAAAGCTGAGATACTATCTTTATTATCTATATCACAGTACATAAGATGTGCTGGTATATACTCTGTGGATGGAGAACGAAATGTGCCTATTACATTATCATTAATAGAATATCTTTTAGCCAATTCTGTACCAATACCACTGGTTACAGATATTATTACTATGTTACCCATAATACTTTCCATCTATGGTTGATGCTATTTTAGGATCTACTGTTCCATGAAACTTGGAACCCATTAATGATTTTATCCTTTCCAATTCACCAACCCTACTAGATATTCTTACTTGTGACGTATCATAACCAGCATATTTGGCTGGGAAGCTTCCATTAAATGGTATACTCCATCCAGTTGTATCAACAGCATTTGGTCCCCACTTTTCTCTATAGTAATCATCTCTCCTAGCATCTACTACTGGACCAACACCCTCATATAGTGCTCTACTCCAAAATTCAAAACAGAGTGACGAATATAACATTGAGCAAGATGTATTTGTCAACTTGGATCTCATAGCCATATCAAAATCCATACTATATAATGGATAGAAATTAACATCCCAATATCCAGTAGATTCAAAGTACTTGTACTTATATATCCTATGTCCTGGAATATACCAACCATGACCATGGCATCCAACTACTTCTAATTTAGGAAGAAGTGGTATCATCTTACTATACATAGTAGAAATAAACTCATCTTGAGTCTTTTCATTAAGATTATACCATTTTCCTGGCGACCAAGTCTCATAACCCCTAACGTGAGGATTAATCCTAGTTCCGCCAGCAAAGAAGCGTCTATCTTCTGGGTGCTGCATTAGATATACTGGACTAGCTATAGTATCACCAGATATAGCTGGTGCGTCACTTATGCTAGCAGCTTTAACCAAATCGTCTATGGAGGTAGGTAGACAAACCATGTCATTACTTATAACCACCAACAAATTGTCTTTATCATCTTTCCATGTGTAATCATACATTATATTACTAGCATATGGTACACCTAGATTTTGATTGTTCTCTATTAGGGTAACCTTTTGTTCTTTCAGCCACTGCTGGGTACCATCTATAGATCCATTATCAATAACTAATATTTCGTGTGGTGATGAACATTTTATTGACTTTAAACATAACTTAGTATATTTTAAAGTATTGTAGGTAATGAAAGCTATTACTACCTTCAAGATTTCCTCCAAAATAGGGACATAGATGTATAATCTATTACACTACCATAATAATTGTGTGTTTTACCTAACATATATTCTTTTTCTTTATTCTTAGGATTATTACTCCTATTAAGAACGATGGGTTCTGCCAATTTTAACTTTGGTGTCTTAATATCTATTAAATCTATTACAGATTGATCAAAACTCTGTACATTAGCAAATCTTACCATACCAGTTCCACTTAAATTCCACTCTGTAGTAATAGAAAATACCCCACCTGGTTTTAGAACTCTTTGAACTTCTTCAAAGCATTTTAATACGTCTGCTATCGTACCAACATGTTCTACAGAAGAAGAACACCATACCACATCAAACATCTCGTCTGGAAACTCTAATTTAGTCATATCCATTGGTAGTACAGTAAGTTTACTTCTATCATATGGTATACCAGAATCGTATACCTCTTTTATGGTGTATTTTTCACTACCCCAAGGTTGTACATTCTTATCACCAATAAGATAGTAGGCTGTATCTGTGGCATAGGTGTGCTTAAACCTATTAGCATACGTATAAATTAGACTTTCTTTTAAACACCCTAATCCTAATGCGACTTTATCTTCGTTAAAGCATCCTAACTTATTTAACCCATACGTCATAACGACGAATTCCCAAACCTTTCTACTTGTAGAGCTTTCATGTATTTCATCTCTCACTTTTAGGAATTCTGAATTATTAAAATCCTCATAATCAAATAATCTATTAATATCCATACGTCTCCTTAATTATTCCTCTCCTGATTCCTCGTTATCTTCTTCCTCTGCTTTAGCTTTTGGTTTAGTAGCAGGTTTTGTCACTGATTTAGGTGTTACTTTAGTTGTAGTAGGTGCTGGAGCTTTAGGTGACTTAGTTGCTCCAGTATTGCCAATACTAGGTGAAGAGAATGGAAGCATAGGAGCTTCTTCAATACCCTTAGACTTATATAACTCAGATTCTTTCTTCTTTCTCTCAATCTCAGTATCTTGGTCAAGACTCTGTAATTCAAGTCTAGTCTTTCTAGATAATGAACCTTCTTTGTACAAATCACGTGAGATAACGTTAAGATCGACAATACTGTATAACTTTATAGGAGTAAATGCTGGTATAGGAGAATTCTTAAAATCATTCTTCTCTTGTATCTCAGTATATAAATCCTTTGTCCAATCAATAAGTTTAGCTCTTATAGCGTCTAGAGTAGCTATAGGTGAGAATGATGCTAAGTCTGAACCACCAGTTACATTAGATCTTAGAGTTTCTCCAGTTATTAATGCTCTAGGAAAACCAAAAGCGGCAATAATATCATCTTCCACTGATGAATACTTCTCATGATTTAACATAGCTGCAGTATCTGGCGATACCCATGTAATCTCAAGAGTGTGGTTAGCATACAGTTGGAATATCTTCTCATTATATCCAGTACGTGTCTGGTAGTTCATCTGGTTCTTTATATATGCAAAATCTGAGTTATCAGTACAAGGATACAGGTCATTGCCTAGTTTTATCAATTGAATAGCTGCAATAACACGAGCAGCAATAGAATAATCCATCTTACGCATATTTCTCTTATGCATTAAAGATTCAAGAGCGTTCGTCATATATGGAATAGGATATGGATCTTCTGGTAGACAACGGGAGAGAATAGGTCTAGCATCAGGAAGAAGTATTTCCAAAGTCGTACCCTTAGATTCTTTTACTTTTTTGACAAAATCTGGATAATTTGCTTCCATAGTTTTATATGTCTCTTCATCCTTTGTACCATCTCTCTTCTTACCGTTGTTCTTTATAAAATATATAGTATCAGCATCAATGGTAACGTAGAAATATTTCTTATTACCTATAGGAGATGGTTTTATAGTAATTGAAGATGGATCTCTAAACCATATATTATTAGGAAGATTAAATCTAGTTCTTGAATTAAGTTCAGGAGATAATTTGGAACCTGGCATCCTCTCCCACTCATACTCTGGCATCACTAATCCAGATAACAAGTATTCAAGACATACATTCCTATAGAATTCTTCTAATCCTTCCTTTAAGGAGTCATACACTGCAAACTCATCATCTGTACATTTACCCTGTTGGTTCAACATAGGAGAAACTGCAAAGTCAACCATTTTATTCAATATGGTAGCTGCTACAGGGTCATGTTTATAGAAGAATCTACAGGTCTTAATTAACTTCTTATATTCAGTAGGCAAGACCATATTATCTACTTCTGTTGTGAATACTAGACCGGTCTGACTGCCATTTTGAAGCCAGTTAATGTCAGCTTTAGCTAATTTTGTTTCAGTGATACTTACCTTAGATTCAACTTTATTATCTGTAACCATTTCTACCTCAATGGAGCGAAATTATGCCCAATCTTTGCTAATTCTTTATAATTATGTAACTTGTCACTTGGTTTGGTGGGTGAGAAATATTCATTGTAATAACCATATACCCAAGTAAGAAGTGAAGCTAAGATATGATCGTCTCCTTTTTGCCCACCAGTAGGTGAATATACAAAATACTTAGGCTGACCTAACATATCTCTTGTAAAACCGACACGCTCCAACTCATTTATCATATCTTCATCTTGAAGACTGAAAGTAATATTCTGATCATTCTGTGACCACTTTTGTAACTGTTGGATAGTGAACTTTCTAATTCTATCCTTCTCTTCCTTACCTTCCTCATCGTATCCTATGACTACAGTACCTTGAAAATCAACCATAACTAGTCTACTACCATAGTTATTCTTCTGTTCTTGTAGTATCTGCCCAAGAGCTAGACCCGATGAACCAGCATCAAGTGTAATCATATTAAATCTATAGGCATTATCTAGCCACTCAATTATCTTAGCTTGAACTGGATATTTGATACGTCTTAATTCATATCTAGCGAATTCTCTCCACATTAAGTTTCTTCTATAAAGAAGAGTTATAATGGTAGGATCATTTGAGAAACCAGCATCAATAGCTGCTACAAGTAAG